TTTGCTAATGACAACCCAACATTTCTTGACGCACAAACATAAAGTATTTTGTGGTCTTTTGCGAGACCAATTGGCGTAAGGGTTTTGCCTGTTCCAGTGGGTGCAATGTATAAAATGAGTTTTGGTGTTGGTGTTGTTTTCACAAAATGATAAATATTTTTTTGATGTTCGTAAAGTGTTATATCACTGTATTTAATGAGGTTGTTATTTTTCTCAATATATTCAACAGCATTATATATTAATTCTGACATTTGAATTTCATTTTCAAACTCTGTAATAATGGTGTCAATCAGGGTTTTTATAATAGTATTAATATTTCTTATTTTATTTTTTGATACTTTGTAAATTGTCATATAATAGTAAATCCATTTTTTATCATTTCGTGCCTTGCACTCAAATAATTTTTCTATGAAGTCAATCATAATAAACTCATAAATATCTTTTAATCCTGTGTCAATGTTTTTAGAATTAGAATTTATTCTTATGATGTTTGCTTGATTGACCTTTATTTTTGAACTTATATTTATGAATAATATTTTATTGTTTTTGTCATATTTTTCATAAATATCATTAATCTTTTTTGAGAAAAAGCAATTGTATAAGTAAGCATCCATATTTTCACTTTGTTGTTGTGTATCAATCTTTAAAAATGTTAGTAATGATATTGTTTTGTTGTATGAAATTAAGACATTATCATAACCATTTATAATAAGTTGTAGGATTTCTTGTTTATCCTGTGTAATTGGGATTTCAATATATTCCCATTCTTGTTTTGATAGTTTCGTTTGTTGAAATTCCATTTTGGGGATTGTTTGCTATAATTTTATTGTAATTAATTTTTGGTTTTAATCTTTATTTATTTTGTAATTAATAAATTCATTTTTATTCGTATTTGAATAATTTATCCCACTCTTGTTAGTGTGTAATTTAAACTATTTATAGTAAATGTAAATGCTCCTTGGTCGCTTAAATATGGACCCAAATAAACTTGTATTGGATAACTCGTTGTTGTTGCAATAAAAGTATAATTATTTGGTATGACATAATACGCTGTTGCTGTTGTTGAAGCATTGCTTAATGTTAAAAATGTATTTGTTGTTGATACTGCACCACTATCATAAAAATAACACAAAATGGATTTGGTATTTGATGAGTCATTAAATACTGTAAAATTAATATTTATATTTATATCCAAACGCCATTTTCCTGCAACAGGTGCTGTTATAGTAGATATACTAACCTGACCGTATGTTCCTGAATATGCTATTGATGTGACTGTCAATGTTGCCGAACCTGTAATAAAATAACCCAATGAACTCGTATCAGAATTTGTTGTTTGTGTTAAGTATAAATTAGATAACGATAAACCCGTGCTATAAGCAAGTTCGCTTGTGCTTGTGTTGTAGTAAATTGGGTATGTTTGTGGTGTTGTTGAACTTGTCAATGGATTTACGAAAAAACCACTGTTACCTGCATTTAATGTTGAACCAGAAGCGTTTAAAATAATACTGTTCGTAGTTTGTTGAGAAATACCTGCATAATTACCAATAGCGATAGAATTGATACCTTGACCTGTTAATCCTGCCTGATAACCAATGGAAATTGCTCCTGATTGTTGATTTTGATAACCAGATTGAACGCCTATTGAAATTGCGTTTGTTCCTTGTGATTGACTACCGCTTTGATAACCAATAGCAGTTGCACTTTGATTTTGTAATGTTTGTCCTGCTGAAAAACCAATAGCTATTGTATTTGATGATTGTTGTTGATAACCACTGTTATAACCAATAGCAATTGAATAAGTCCCTTGACTTATAGAACCACTTTGATAACCAATAGAAATTGCATTGTCACTTTGTGTTAAATTTCCTGAATAATATCCAATTGCAATTGAACTATTTCCCTGATTTTGATAACCAGCATTATTTCCCATCGCTATTCCATCATTTCCTTGATTTTGATATGCTGAACTAAAACCTAAACAAACTGCATTAACACCTTGGTTATATTGACCTGCGTTATAACCAATTGCTAATGAATCATAACCTTGTAATGAATAACCAGCACCAACACCAATAGCTATACTTTCATATCCTTGTAATGTATATCCAGATTGATAACCAATAGAAATTGCACCGTATTGTTGACTATTGAAACCTGATTGATAACCTATTGCAATGTTTGATTCACGAAAATCACTAAATTGGTTGGAGTAACCAGCTTGATAACCTAATGCAACAGAATATATTCCTTGATTTGTATATCCAGCTTGATATCCAATAGCAACAGAACCAGAAGACTGACTTAAAGAACCAGCATAATAACCTATTGCTATTGAATTGCTTGATTGACCTGTATTACCAGCATTATAACCAATAGCAATTGAATTTTGACCTTGAACGGATGAACCCGCATAATTTCCATAAGCAATAGCATTAGAACCCTGAAATGTTCCTCCTGCTTGATAACCAATAGCAATTGCACCTATTTGTTGATTTGTTTGTCCTGCTTGATTTCCAATAGCAATAGAACTTGAGGATTGATTAAAAAATCCAGTTCGGTATCCAATAGAAATAGAACCTGAACTTTGACTGAAATATCCTGCTTGTGTTCCTATTGCAACCGCATTTGTTCCTTGACCTGTTGAACCCGCTAAATAACCAATTGCAATCCCACCTGACTGTTGGTTTGTTTGTCCTGCACCATCACCAATTGCAACAGATGATTGTCCCTGACTAAAATATCCAGAAGATTGACCTATGGCAACTGCATTTGTTCCTTGTCCTGTTGAACCTGCTTGATATCCAATTGCAACTGCTCCTGATTGTTGTAGTGTTCTTCCTGCATTTTGACCTATTGATACGCTTGACATACCTTGTACTGCTTGACCTGCTCCTGCTCCAATAGCAAGAGCATAAGTTCCTTGACTTAAACCACCTGCAAGAAACCCAACAGAAACAGCACCATAATTTTGATTTGTTCTACCAGAACTATTACCAATTGCAACAGAATTTTCACCTTGAAAACTTGATCCAGAAGATTGACCTATGGCAACTGCATTTGTTCCTTGACCTGTTGAACCCGCTAAATAACCAACAGCAATTGCACCTGATTGTTGATATGTTTGTCCCGCACCATAACCAATTGACACACATCTTACACCTTGTGTATATGCTCCAGCATTATATCCAATTGAAACTGAATATGTTCCTTGAAAAAGATTTCCTGCATTTGTTCCTATTGCTACCGTGTTAGGTTGTTGTGTTCCTCCTGCAGCCGCATTTGTTCCTATTGCTATTGCGTTAGATGCTTGGTTGCTTGAACCTGCGGTGTTTCCAATTGCGATTGCCGAAGTAACAACGGCATAAGTAGAACCGTTCCAAAAAAGAATATTTCCGTAATTTGTTCCGCTATCAAGATTAATAGCACCAGTGGGTCCAGTAGCACCAGTTGAACCTGTAATGACTGTTTCTGTATAATTTACTTCACTTGTAGAAGTATTATAAACTAAAAAGTATGTTGAAGTGCTTGAATAATTAACAGGAGAAACAAAAAACCCGCTATTTCCAGCATTTAAAGTTGAACCAGAAGCATTTAAGATAATACTGTTTGTAGTTTGTTGAGTAATACCTGCATAATTACCAATAGCGATAGAATTAATACCTTGACTTGCTAATCCCGCCTGATAACCAATAGCAATTGCACCTGATTGCTGACTTATTGAACCTGCGTTTGTTCCAATAGAAATTGCGTTTTGTCCTTGATTATTTGAACCTTCAAAAGTAACATCATTATAAACTGTTGAACCAATACATATTGCGTTTTGTCCTTGATTTGTATAACCCGCATTGATACCAATAGAAATTGAATTTGTTCCTTGATTTGTAAAACCAGCGTTTTGACCCAAAGCTAATGCACCAATACCCTGTGTATAATATCCAGCGTTTTCACCAATAGCGATACCTTGTTGTTGATTTGAATATCCAGCTTGATAACCCAATGCTATACATAAATCATTTTGATTTATATAACCAGCATAACTCCCTAATGCTATTGTTGTAAAACTACTGTTATTGCTTCCTTGACTTATGTATCCTGCTTGATAACCAATAGCAATTGCACCTGATTGCTGACTTATTGAACCTGCATTTGGACCAATAGAAATTGCATTAATACCTTGACCTGTTGAACCCGAAGCATATCCAATAGCAATTGCTCCTGATTGTTGAGATACTTGTCCTGACAAATCACCAATTGATATACTATTTTGTCCTTGTGTGTATTGTCCTGCCTGATATCCAACAGCAATTGCACCTGATAACTGATTTTGATACCCAGCTTGATAACCCAAAGCAACACAATTTGAATTTTGAGAAGAGTATCCTGCAAAATCACCAACACTAATTGAATTAGTACCTTGGTTAAACCTGCCTGCTTGAAGACCAATTGCTATTGAAGATGAACCCTGTGTGTTTTGTCCCGCATAAGAACCAATAGCAACAGCATATTGAGATTGAGAAGAATAACCAGAATTAAAACCAATAGCAACAGTATTAGCACCTTGTGATAAATAACCAGAACTATAACCCAAAGAAACAGCGTATTGACTTTGAGATAAATATCCAGAATTATAACCAATTGCGACAGCATAGTTTCCTTGTGTTTGTGTACCTGCATTTGTTCCAATAGCAATTGAACTTTGACCCTGATTTGTATAACCAGCAGAAAAACCAACAGCAATAGAAAATTGACCCTGTGATTCTTGTGCCGTATTGGTTCCAATAGCAACAGAAAAAGAACCCTGTGTATTTAATGCACTGTTATAACCAACTGCTACACTATTATATGACTGATTATTGTATCCCGTTTGAATACCTATTGCTATACTATTAGAATTTTGATTAACATCACCACATTGATAACCAATTGCAACAGAGTAAGTTCCTTGTGATGACACACCCGCTTGGTCTCCAATTGCAACTGCTGATACTCCTTGACTATAATATCCCGCAGATTGTCCTATTGCTACTGCATTTACTGCTTGTCCGATGGTTCCACCTGTTGCTCCTGCTAAATAACCAATCGCAATTGCTCCTGATTGTTGATATGTTTGACCTGCTTGATTTCCAATGGATATTGCGTTTTGTCCTTGTGTAATAGAACCTGCTTCATAACCAATAGCAACTGCACCTGTTTGTTGCATTGTTCTTCCTGCGTTTTGACCTATTGCTACTCCAACTTGTCCTTGTGATAATTCACCAGCACCAACACCAATAGCGATTGCAGAAGTTCCTTGTGTTAAACCACCTGCTAAATAACCAATAGCAATTGCTCCGTCTTGTTGGTTTGTTTCTCCTGCATTCAAACCTACACCAATAGCATATTGTCCTTGAAAAGACCTTCCAGCGTGAGAACCAACCGCAACCGCATTTGTTCCTTGTCCTGTTGAACCTGCTAAATAACCAATTGCAACTGCTCCTGATTGTTGGTTTGTTTCGCCAGCATAAGTACCAATTGCAACTGCGTTTGTTCCTTGACTTAATAATCCAGAAGAAAACCCAATAGCAACTGCTGATTGTCCCTGATTGGAATATCCAGAATAATAACCCATAGCAATAGAATTACTTGACTGACTATAAGAACCAGCATTACCACCAATTGCAACTGATAATATACCTTGTGTATATTGACCTGCTTGAAAACCAATAGCGATAGAATTATTGCCTTGAAATAAATAACCCGACTGAGAACCAACTGCAACACAAGTTGAACCTTGTCCTGTATATCCACATTGGTCTCCAACAGCAACGGAACTATCACCTTGTGAATAAAATCCTGATTGGTCTCCAATAGCAACTGCATATTGTCCTTGTGTGTATGCTCCTGCTTGATGACCTACTGCAACCGATTCCGTTGCCTGATAAATATTTCCTGCTTCTGCTCCAATTGCTATTGAATATTGTTGTTGATTTCCACCCGCAGCTGCGTTTGTTCCTATTGCTATTGCGTCTGTTCCTTGATTGCTTGAACCAGCAGTGTTTCCAATCGCGATTGCCGAAGTAACCAAAGTATAAGTAGAACCATTCCAAAAAACAATATTACCATAATTCACACCATCAGCAAAACTTGTTGATGGACCAGTAGGTCCAGTGTATCCAGTGTATCCATCACCAGTAGGTCCAGTAGGACCCGTAGGTCCTGTATAACCAGTAGGTCCCGTGGGTCCTGTATAACCAGTATAACCTGAACCAGTAGGACCTGTGGGTCCTGTTCCACTGGTTACACCTTCTGTAAAAATAGGATAACTTACACCGTCTTCACCAACAATATATAAAATATTGGAATCACCATACCACCAAATCGTACCAGGGCAACCATTGGAAGGGTCGCTGGTTTGTGATGTCAAAACAAGACCACTTGGGTCTAATAGTCCAGAAAGAGTTAATTTTTTGTTTGTACTATCATAATAAAAAGAAGAGTCAACACTTACACCATTTTGTGTAGCAAATAAAATACTTCCAGTATTTCCATAAACATTTACAAAAGATGCGTTATTACAATTTGATAAACAATAACCATTATTTGCTAATAAATTTCTTGACCTACTATTAAAAATACTGGAATTAATATTCATTTATATTATATTTTAATAATAAAATAAAATATAAATTTTAACTTTGTAAAATCAAAATGATTATAAGTATTTCGCCTATTTACGAAATCTTTTTAATTGGTATATTAACAGACACTATATAAATACTGTTTTCAGTTTCAATCACATACGAATCATCAGTTTTATAAAGGTTCTGAATAAGACTTGTGTATTCGTCCTTTGATTTCACAAGCAACCTATCAGGTTTTTCTTGTGGTGTTCCCTCTTCCGCCTTGGGTTTTTCCCTTACACCAATCAAACATTTCTTTTCTAAACTTGGTAACCAATAGTCTGTCATTAATGCCTTGTCTTCTGAAATTGAAATTTGAAAAGCATATTTTAAAGTTTTGTCGCTGGGCGTCTTAATAGTGTTATTAATTGTATTTGATGACATATTTTTTTATCTTTTTATTTCTTTAAATTAAAATATATCCAATCCAATAAAATTCCCAACCACCAAAAAATAATTTTTTAAGATGGTAAAAATCCAAACTTTTTTAAAGAATGTGGTAATATTGTATGTGTTGGTACTGACATTGATGTTTTTTCGGTATTTTCAATACCAGAAGAATAAAACCACCTTGATTTTATAACATTTATGTTTTCAAAAAATTCTTCATCACTTAGTTTTATTTCATTACTAAATTTACTATCCATTAATATTAAAAAAATATTTTCCAAATTCTGATAAGAACAAGAAACGCTATGTAATTCATTGGTACAAAAATTATAAATATAATAACTATTTTTAGGTTCTATCTCAATTTCTTGATTTTGTTTTTGGTTTTTTGAATTATAATTATATGTTGCTTCGTATAAATACATATACAACGCCAATTGTAAATAATGGTCTATTGTTAATTTCGTTACGCATTTTAACTCAAAAATAAGTTTATCATCATAAACAAAATCAATATACCCAGAAATATCTGTTTTTTTATATTTTTCCAATATTTTTACTATTTTTGTGTCTCTTGCTTCAAAAGATGAAACACATTTTTCAAAAATGAGAGATTTTTTATTGGTTATATCAGTTTCAAATGATATTATATTTTTCTCATTCAGTAAAGATAAAAACAAGTCATTGTATTTTTCAAGAACATTATAATTAACCCATTCATAACTGGTTAATTGTTGGACGCAATACAAAAATTTACTCTTGATTGATTCCCAACAATTAGAAAATTGCAATAAGTGTTTTATATCGTTTTCTTTCAGTTTTCCATAAATGTCGCTCTTTTCTATTGAAAATCCATTTGTTTTTTCAAAGGTTTCAAATGTTAATGTTTTTGTGTTTTCATCTCCCAAAGTTTTAATATTGTCAAATGTTTCTATTGTGTTATTTATTTTATACTCACAATAAAACTGCATAGCAAGACCATTTATAGTACTCACATCTTCAAATGTTTTACGAATTTTTTTATCTTCTTCTTCATTTTCATTTTCATCTTCTTTTTCCGTTATGTTTTTATCTTCTACTCTTGTAGTATTTACCTTTTTTGCTATTTTGTATGATTTCCCAAGTTCAACAGGTTCATTTAGTGTAGTAATTTTAAGATATTCAAAACATTTATTCAATACACAAGAAGGTGTATGTCGTAATAAATCCAAAACACAAATGGAGGATGAAGATGTTATTTTTGTATCTTTGGGTTCTCTCAAACTGCAAACTTCAATATAATTTACATATTTGTGTATGTTTTCAAAAGATTTTATAAATCCCAATTCTCTATTTCTAAAATCGTGTATTAGTACAAGTCTTTCTGACGCTCTTGTAATTGCGACATATAACTCGTTAGGACAAATGGTTTTTTCATAGTTCTGGTTATAATATAAACTATATGATTCCTCAAAGTTCATAACAAACACAACCTTTCGTTCCAACCCCTTAGATTGATGAAAAGTCATAAATACCATTTTATTTTTCAACACATCACTATCCACCTTTTCACCATCACTTTTTGGAACAAAAATAGGAACATCTGGATAAATTGTTTTAAATTTATTTTCCAAATGGCGAATGGGAGACCTTTCACTTCCCCTCACGGAAGGAGACAAAATAAAAATATCATCGGGGTTATACCCAAGTTTTAAATAATCATCAATAATATCAACAAGTTTATAAACATTGTGAAAGGGATTACAAATAATATATTCTGGTTTATGTACGCTTTCTTTTGTTGATATAATTCTATCATATCCAAAACACACATTATTAATAAAATCACTCATTGGTTGAGTTATACGAAAACTCACATTGAGACGGCACCGTTTCCATTCCATTGCGTTAAAGTTCATCAGTTTATCACAAAAGGTAATAAACCGCGGGTCTGCTTTGTTAAAACTAAATATACTTTGTTTTTCGTCTCCAAAAACACATATTTGTGTTTCTTTGTGTTTATTATTTATGTAAATCTTACAAAATAATTCATAGTAAATAGGTGTCATATCTTGAGTTTCATCAAGAATAAACAAATCATAATAAAATCCCCCTTTTTTGGGTTGTTTATCAGTTTTTAGTATTTTTATAATTTCGTTGTCAGTAAAACATTCGTGATTATAATATTTTACACAAAAAGAATGGTATGAATGAATTTCTATATTAGGTATTTCATAATTTATTACTTTTTCCCTTGTTTCTATTTTTAAATTTGCGTTATAAGTAAGGTTAAGAATTCTCTTTGTCGGGTTGTGTTTTGCAATGTGTAAAATAGTTGTTGTTTTCCCGCTTCCTGCGACACTATCAACAATAACATTATAATTTTCTTGGACTTGCTGAATTATATTTTGTTGTTCTTTTGATGGTGAATTCATTATTAAGACAAAAATATATAATTTTGTGTTTTCAAACTACATATATTTATATTTTTTATTTAATTTAGTTTTGATAATGAAAAGGTAAATGGTAAGTGGTAAGTAGTAAAAATATTATTGTGATGTATTCGGTTGTTTTTGTTTTGGTTTATTTTTATTTTTGTTAAAAAAATCATTCAATCCACTGAAATAAAATTTAAAATTATTATTAAAGATAAACACAAATATATAACATTTAGAATTTAGAATTCATAATGTTTATTTCACTTGATGACCTTGTAAAAAAATACAATTTGAATATAACAGGAATTTTACACATTGGAGCTCACGAATGTGAAGAATTAGAAGCATACAATAAATATTTGACAAATGATAAAATAGTGTGGATAGAAGCTATTCCAGAAAAGGTTGTATATTGTAAAAATAACTTTGATGGTATTTTAATAGAACAAGCTGTTATATCAGACAAGATAGAAGATGTTATATTTAATGTTTCTGATAACGGTCAGAGTTCTTCCATCCTAAATTTGGGTGAAATTCATAAATATTTTTACCCACAAACTCACTACATTGGTAGTTTTCCAGTAAAAACAATAACAGCAAGAAAAATAATTTCAAAATATAACATTCCGTTTAATTTTGTCAATCTTGATATTCAAGGAACAGAATTAAAAGCATTAAAGGGAATGAGTGAATATTTATTTTCTTGTATTGAATACATATACACAGAAATAAATACAAATTATGTTTATGAAAATTGCTGTTTGGTGGGTGAATTGGATGAATATTTAGGTATGTATGGTTTTGTTAGAGTTGAAACATATATTCACGAAAATCAAGACTGGGGTGATGCCTTTTATATTAAAAAAAATATTAAATAAAATAAAACAAAAAGAACTATTTTGTGGTTTCTGTTTTTGGAGGTTTTATTAATTCTCTTACAAAACATTTACCAAACATTAAATGATAATTCAAGTGATTTTTATAAACATAATCGTATGTTTCATTATAAGTTTTATAATAAGACTGATGATATAGGGTTGGTCTCATATCAAAAATATGGTCTCCACCGTAAAAAAATACTATTTGGTTTCTATTGTAATTTTCAATAACTTCTTCCCATAAATCAAAACGGGGAAGTGTTCCCAGTTCTAACTCGTCGGGTCCAACTTTACCAAAAATCACCAAATCAAAAAATTTATTATTTAAGTTGTCTATTATTTCATCTCTGGTAAAATCATAGTCATTCTTTAATTTTTTCGTATAAACATAACCATTACCATACAAATCCCCGAGGTTTCCTTCATAATCGTCATACAAACAATGGATTTTAGGATACTCAACAGCAACACCACCTATACTTTGTATGTATCGTTTTAAACCGATCCAAGATAATTCTCGTGTGTAATTTATACCACTATCACAAGTAATTAATAATATGTTTTTTACAGTACTACCAGAAGATGCTGATGTGTTGGGTATTTTTATTTTTGATAAAATGTATTCCGCACATTTACTTGTGGTACAATTTTCCTTTATGTGTTCTAACAATGATGTTAGTATTCTTTCATAATAATATTTCAGTATTACATTTCTTCTTGAATTTGCCGTTTTTCTAATATCTTCAAATGCTAAATTTGCTTCTTTTAATAATTCTTTTGGTAATGTTGTTAATGTTGCTTCAGGACAACTTTCAATATCTTTAAATACAGGAACACAACCAGACGCCATTATTTCATAATGTCTCAAACAATCCCACCCGCATTTTTTACTTGTTATAGCAAAATTAGACTGTTTATATGATTGTAAATACTCTTTTTCTTGTCCTGCACCATATTTATATGTTTTTGTATAATTTGGAACATTTTCACAAACATAATTTGTTTTTTCTATCCTTTTTATTTTTGACAACAACCCATATTTAAATTCTTCAATAGAAACCACATATTCATCGGGAATACAATAAGACAAACTGTGATAATCGTTTATGACTGATTGAATATTTATATTGAATACTTCTTCGTGTGTTAATGGAGTTATCTTTTTAAGAATATCGGTTTCTTCTATTTTATAAAGTTTTTGTGTTGAATAAAAGTTAGTGTATGGTATTACTCTTTTTTTATCAGGGTTTCTTGATAAAAAACTCATAGACCAACAAAGAGTACTATTACTATGTATTAAGTAATCACATTCACGAAATAAAGCACAGTCGTGATAAATATTACAATTTTGAAGAATTACCCAACTACAATTTACATTTGGTATCTTGCGAAACCTTTTACAGAACTCTAAACCTTTTAACAAATAGTTAATGTAATGTTTTTCCCAATCATATTCTATTTTTTCACAAACAATATATATATTTACCTTTTTCCCAATATCCATATTTTCTTTTAAAATATTATCCAGTGCGAGAATATAATATTGTGGTGGTAAAATATCACTTGTTTTACAGGGAAGTTGTATAAAATCGTCCAACCGAATTGACAAAACAACATTACAATATGTTTTTACAAATGTTGTTAAAATGGGTACATCGTTGTAATTTAAAAAATCTTTAAAATACATTGGTTTTACTTCATCTTTGTTATTGTCATTTAACATATACCAAAAATCTTCATTTGGTTCATCATATAAAAGTTTCAAAATTTCTTTTCTATAAAGTGTTAGAATTTCACTTTTTTGAAAATAACCAAATATTTCAATATTTTCATTTGATGTTGCGTTTTTTTGTAAATATTCAAATGCTTCATCTTCTTTTAAAAAATGGATGGGATTATCTTTTGGAAATTGCATTAATTCATTGACAGTTTCATTATCTCTTTCAAATTGAATATATTTATGACCGTATTTTATTGTGAAAATTTTACACATCAAATACTGAATAATTATGTTTCCTGTTCTTCCTTGTGGTTTAAATGTTATATAAAACACCATTATTAACCCATTATTTTTTTTATTATTTATATAGTTTAATAGATAAAACAAATAAATTTTATCATCACATCATCAAAAATATATGAGTTCTGTTGTTTCAGCATTTCCATTACGATACCTACCAAAATCAATAACAAAAAAAGATGCGAAAAAATACAAAAAAGAAATTGAAAAATCAAGAAAATTATATAAGAAAAAAAGATATTATACAAGAAAACACATAAAATCTTTTAAAAATAAAAAGTCCAATCACATAACAAAAGCACAGAAACTTTATAATGTTGATAAAATAATACCTAACAAAGAACTGTCTGAAAAAACTGGTTGTAGTATTGATGGTTTAGAAAAAATCGTAAGCAAGGGAAGAGGAGCATATTTCAGTAGCGGGTCTCGTCCCAATCAAACACCTGAATCGTGGGGTTTGGCGAGACTTGCTTCTGCTATAACAAGTGGTAAATCCGCAGTAGTGGATTTTAAAATATTAAAATCTTCGTGTAAAAAGAACAGCAAGGCATTGAGGTTAGCAAAAAATGCTGTTAAGAAATATGGCAAAACATTAAGGAAAACACCAAAAAGATTATTATAACTTTATTGTTTTTTTTTTGGTTTTTTATTTTGTTTTTGGTTTGTTTATTCATTGTTCTATTTTAGTTTATTTTTTCTTACTTGTTCTTTTATTTCTTTTTGTGGTTTTTTTCAAATTTCGTTTTCGTGTATTTTTTACCTTTTCAGTTTTTCTTTTTTGCGTTTTGTTTGTTATGACTGTTGTTAAAGGTTTATGTGTTTTATTATTCAAATTCAAAGTTGTATCTGATGTGTGATTGTGTGTTATTTTATTTACAAAATTATCATATAAATTTTGAAATAGATTTTCATCTAAAATTTTTACTTCTTCTTCTTCTTTTTCATTCATATCATTCACATTAGCATCTTCAATAAAAATATTTTCATTCATTCCAAACCGAAAAGCATCATCCAATTGTGAATACAACCCAAAAGGAATAATTAAATCATCTCTTGTTAAAAATTCATTTACATCTTCTAACTTCATTGACTTTTTTATTTTATGAATGTTCCCATTATCGTCTTGTTCTTCGGCGATAAAGTCATATTCATTTTTTTTATTTGGGTTTTTAAAAAGTAATGCGTTCATCTTATAACCACCTACTAATGTGTTTTTGTCTGTAAATGTGTCTGTGTCATCATCATTAAAGTTTGTGTTTATATATTCGTTATTGTCTTCGTTGTCGCTGTCGCTATCAGATAGATATTTGTTTTCGTATGCGTCCATTCTTAATATTTGTTTGGATTTTATTTATTATTATATGTTCTTTTTATTTCATAATTAAATTGTTGTTGCCTATTTTCTTTTATATAATTCATTATTTTTTCTACATTTTGTTTATCTTGCATAATTTCATCAAGACATTTATTTATATAGGAAAAAGTTAGAGATGTTGTCGTTTTTGAATTAACAAACTTTAACCGTGAATCGTTTAATTCAATTGTTGCCGATGTTAAATGATTATCTTTTACAAAGTCAATAATTTCATTATGAAGTTCTTCTCTTTGTGTTCTTAAATCCTTTATTTTTGTTGTTTCTTCTGTAATTTTATTATCCAATATAACCCATTTTTTGATTTTTTCTTGTAAAATATGTGTTTGAGGTTGTGTTTGAGATTTTACCGTTTCCATTTTTTGTTGGTGGTGTTATTTGTTATTTATCATATAAAATAAAATAATTTTTATATTATATTGTCATTTGTTGCGAAAAACAGAAAAAACAATAATATGAAAATATATAATAGTTTGACTATTTGCTGATTAATTAATAAAAAATTAAATTTGTGAAATGTTAGGCATTAAATCTCAGACACAACCAACGCCACCACGACAACAACTAACACGAAAAAACACCGCAAATAGAATAATTCTTTTTTGTAATGCGAGAAATGAAAAGTATATAGTAGAATGGGCGATCCACCATCTTTTGTTGGGGTTTGATACTGTTTTTATTTACGACCATAAAAGCAATGTTCCTATTGCTTCTCGTGTTTCTTTTGGAAATCGTATTATAGTAAAAAGAGTAGAAAAAGAAGGACCTATAAAATTAGACTTAATGAGAGCATCAGTTAATATTGCAAAACAAATGGGTTATGATTTTATGCTTTATTTAGATGCTGACGAATTCCTATGTCTTAATTATTTTAAAGATGTAAAAGAAATGTTAAGAAAATTTCATTTTGCTGACACTCTCGCCATCAATTGGTTGATGTTTGGTTCAAATCATTTAACGAAGGACCCACCTAATTTATTAATTGAAGGATACACAAAGTCAGAAGAGATTTTAGACCAACACGTTAAAACATTTGTAAGACCAGAACAAGTAATACAAGTTTTAAATCCACACTGTTATAGTGTTAAAAACCCCAACAGAATGTTTTGTATGCCTATGCGTAAAATGTACTCTCCGTATCAATTTAATAATACACAACTGTCTTATAAAAAGGTGGGAGCATATATAGCACATTACATTTATCAATCAGAGGAAACTTATAAAAAACGGAAAGTAGCATTGCCTGCTGATGATACGGGTGGGTTTCGTTCCCTAGACCCAAATATTCATTTACATCATAATGTTATAGAAAATTATGATTTAAAATTGAGATATTCTAAAAGAATTAAAAATTTTATGGAAGTTGTTAAATCAAAAAAGCTTCAAAAAACACCTATTATAGAACCACCAAACACAAATACACAATCAGAAGAAAATACGAGTACATCAAATGATGATGTTGATTTTTAAAATTTATTCATTAACTAATTTTGTCTTGTCTATTAAAAGTATCTTCGTGTTTTTCTTACTTTTCTTGTTTTGCGACTTTTCCCGTAGGGTTTTCCTTTGTGCGTTTTCATTGAATGTTTCTTTCCCTTATATAAATATTGCGAGGCCCAAAGGACAGCAGGAACAGACGCAGTTGAAATAATGTTTCCACCTCGTTTTTTATGACGACGATGACGATGAATTTTGCAATGTTTTCCACATCTGTGTTTTCCACCCTTGACAGACCAGTTATTAGCAGAGTTTGGATTTTGTATAGTTCCAATTGCTAAACTGTGTTCTGTTTGAGAGTTTCCAACATTTGAACTAAATGTTCTTTCAAGTTGTTGATGCATTCCACCTACATTATCAAGTTGATACTTCCAACCACTTCCAGCACAAGTTCCACCAGATTGAATTTTACCACAAGATGACATTTTATAATATATAATAATACGAGAAATAAATAAAAATACAACTTTTAAAAAAATGTGAATGAATAAGCAAAATAAAAAACAAACCTGACAAAATAAAGATTTTATGTTATGTTATTGTTCTATAACGAACTAAAATAATAAGTAAAACCAATATTGTTATTAAAATAAACAAAATAAAAATGAAAAATACAACAATAATATAAATGTATGGATAAATATCTCCCAAAAGTATATCAATTAACGGTGATATGATTTTTTTTATTTCAAGTTTAATATCTTTTCTCTTTAAAACATCAAGACAATTATTAATAAATGGTTGAGTTGCTGATGATAATAAATTAGTATTATTTCCTTTTTCTGTCATTTTTAAATGTTGTTGTGGTTGTGTGTATGTATATGTATGTATGCAATTTAAATAATACTAACATAAAAATATTATTTAAATAACCAATATTAATTTTTGTATTGTATCAAATGGAAATAACAAATTATTTAATTGAATGTGTAAAAAACAATTTTCCAGTGTCTTTTTCTAAATATGGAGACGGTGAGATTTTCTGTATGTTTCGTATATCACCCGATGGTGCAAACTGTGATAATGACCGTTATACCGAGAAATTAGGAGACGCATTATTACAATCTTTTTTATATATGATTTCAATAAACGACGCTTGTGAAAATCAAATACAACACAACGACAAACCCAAACATTTTATAGGAAAATGGCACAGTCATCCAGAACATTTTGAAAAACTTGAAAATTTGACATTGGGAAAAAACATATTATGGGCGAAATATCATACATTGCTTTTTGATAGAGACAATGACGATAAAAAAATAAGTTTGCTAAAAACAATAAAGAACGCAAAACAAAAAAAAATTATGATTTGTAATGAAGATATGAAAACCACACAAGATTTTTTAAAAATAGACAAAATGGTCTATGTTCCTAAAAATAATTGGTTTGATACATTATTTAATAATGTGTTTGAAGAAGTCGTAGAATATATAGAAAACAGTAAAAATTGCGATTGTGAAGGACATATTGTCATAACTTGTTGCGGTCAAAGTGCAAAAGTAATGATTTGTCAGTTGGTAAAAAAATATCCAAATGGTATATATTTAGATTATGGGTCTGGGTTAGATAAATTAATAACAGGAAGAGACACACGAGAATATCATACACGATATACAAACGAAGAAATGGAAGAAATAAAAAAGTATGTTATTATGAGTGATAAAGATGAATGATTAATGTTTGTTATTATTTTTTGTTTTTGGTTGTTTGGTTGTTTGGTTGTTTTTGTTTATTTGAATTTTGGTATAAATAGACAAGCGATGAGGAAAAATGAAATGGAAAAGAAGTTGGTTAAAGTAAATGATATTCATTACAAAGTGAAACATTATAAACACCGATGTTATCGGTTAATTTAAATATTTTCTCGTCTAAAATGTGAAATGTTTGTTTCGCCCATTTCCATTCAACACATTCATTTTCCATAGGTATAACAATATTCATAATGTTTTTTGCTGTCATTCCAATTAATCCTGTTATACAGTCTTCTTGCTTCACATTGGACGGACACCCAAACCAACCATATTTAATAATTGCTTCATATTTTGGTTGGTTTGGAAGTGATGAATTCAACATATTACATAATGCATCAAAAAATGGGGAATTATTCAAATCAAGCAAATATCTACCTGTCATTTTTACAATAAAATCATTGTCCCGAATATTGAATTTTTCAATACAATTTCTAACATCATACAATTCTTTTATTCCCTTGTTTTTTGTGTTTAAAAAATGGTTTCGTGTATAAAATACGACACAATTTTTCTTTTTATTGTATTTATCTAAAAATGTTGGTTTTCCGTTTTCTGTTGTATTTTCTACAATAATAACACTTGCTATATCTTCAATTTTTCTTAGTTTTAACATTTCAAATAGTGTATCAATACCTTTACAGTATTGTTCTTTTCTTTTTTCATAATTTTCTTCAATAAGAGATGTAGTAACAATAAAATATAAACGCATTGTATTTTAATTGAATATTCTAATCATTTTAATTTATTTATATCCTTACATTTTTGAAGATTTAAAACTTATGTTATTTATTTTTCTTGTTGAACGTGTTTTTTTATTTGATGAATGTTTTTTTCTGTGGGTTGTTTGTTTTCGCCCACCATTTTTAAATAATCCAAAATATTTAAAATAATTTATTTCTGTTTTCTCTAATATTTTTAACAAATCATTTTCCCAATTTTTGATAATTTTATTTACTTCTTCTGCTTGTTTATGATATTGTTGTAATGGAAAAAAAGGAGTTAATGTATCGTGTTCATAATTTAACAACAATTCTAATAAAATACCTTTATGAATTGGATTATTATATTGAAATTTATCTAAAAAATAATTTTTTAAGTTCATACTAAATCCTAAATTATATAAAATATTATCAATTTCTTCTATTTCTTCTTGTTTTAACTTTTCATTTTTTAACAATTTGTTTATTATTGTTTTTGTAGATATAATCGGCAAACTTTCTACAAAAACTTCTTTTATTTCAATCTCATTTAATATTTTGTTATAATCCTTTTTGGAGAACGCTATTTTTGCTTTATGTGCTAAAATGTTAAATTCTTTCAAGTTCTTCTCATCTTTACATTTATTTGCAAATAACTCTATTATTTTATTGTCGTTGTATTTAACACAAACGGATATAACATATTGAGTTTTATCATCATCGTCATCATTGTCTTCATCTGTATCATCAGTATCAAAATATTTATAACAAGGATAACCTAATATTTTTCCCATTTCTTTTAATGAAATATCCCTTTTTCCATTATAATTACTTTTAGAAACAATCACACCTTGATATAAATCATAATCAGTAGTTAACAATAATTTTGGAAAATATTTTTTAATTTCTTCTAAAATAAATTTAGTTTTTATATCATTGTGTGTTTCTTCTTTATAATTAACAGGTTGAACCAGCATTGCAGGTCTTACATCTTCATTTACTAAAATACAATTTAATATAATATCTAATGGAACACTTATATTTATTGACATTCACTTATATGTTAAAAAAATATTTTAATCATTTTAATGATTTTAATCATTTTAATCATTTTAATTTATTTAAAGGGTTTATGGATTAAATATTAAATTAATAATATTAATGACGACGATACCTATAAATAATCACGAAATACAAGAATGGGATGAATTAAATATAAATACTGACATTTTGCGAGGTATATACGCTTATGGTTTTGAAACTCCAAGTCCAATACAAAAAAAAGCGTGTGTTCCCATTGCATTAGGTTGTGATGTCATAGCACAAGCTCAATCGGGAACAGGAAAAACAGCAACATTTATAATAGGTACATTAGCAAGAATAGATACAACATTGAATGAAACACAAGCAATTATAATAAGTCCTACGAGAGAACTTACCGTACAAATTAATGATGTTTTAAAAGGTATAAGTTGTATGATGAAACAACTTGAAATTTATACATTATCCAGTGGAACACATATAAATAATGATATTCAATATTTGAAAACAACAAGACCTCATATTATAACTGCTTGTACTGGTAGATTGTTAGATTTGATAAAAAGAGGATATATACATACAAACCACATTAAACTCGTTGTTATTGATGAAGTTGATGAAATGCTAAGTTCTGGTTTTAGAGAACAAGTATTTGATATACTTCATTACTTAAATGAAACAACAAGACAAACAGTTTTATTTAGTGCAACTATGCCGAACCATATAAAGGAAATTGCATTAAAAATAACAAAAAATCCAGTTATTATTAATGTGAAAGCAGAAACATTAACATTAGAAGGAATTAAACAATATTTTGTACCTGTTGAAAATGATAGACAAAAATATGATGTTATTAAAGATTTATATTCTTATTTATCTCTTTCCCAATGTATTATTTATTGTAATAGTGTAAATAGAGTTCAATATCTTTATAATTTATTGAAGATTGACGGTTATCCAGTTTGTATAGTTCATAGTCAAATGGAAAAATACGATAGGGACATAAACTTTAAAGATTTTAAAAATGGTAAATATAGAATATTGATTTCAACAAACATAACATCACGAGGTATAGATATACAACAGGTTTCTGTTATGATTAATTTTGATTTTCCAAAATGCAAACACAATTATATTCATAGAATAGGTCGTGTTGGTAGGTACGGTAGAAAAGGAGTAGCAATCAACATTATTACAAAATATGACATTCAAAGTATTAAAGAAGTTGAAGCGTTTTACTCTACAACAATTGATGAATTGCCCGCTGATGTAGATAAAATATTGAAAATTTGATGATTTCTTTTGGTTTGTGGTTTGTCAAATTAAATTGATAAAATAAAATAAGTTCTCGTTTGTGTTAATATCATATAATATATTTTGTATTATATTAACAATAAAAAGTGTTAATTTAGAAGAAAGGAATAAATAAAATATGTTTAGTATATCTATTTTTGATATGAAACCCTATGAAGAAGAAAATAACACAAATGACATAACACTAAACACAGAAAAGCAAAAAATGTCAAACAAAAACATAGACTTAATTTTGGAAGAAAGCACAGAAAAATTCAAACCACCAATTTATTACATACAGGAAAAATCACAGTTAAATGACTGTGTCATAGAAGATTTAGAGTTAATTGAAACACATAAGAATGACACAAACGAAAAAGATATAACATTACCTGTTTATCGGTCTATCATTGGAGATAGAACGCAAAAAATGATGACAAAAAATGTTATAAAATCATTGTCAAAATATTATACGACAAATACGAAATTTTTAAAAGAAGTTCAAAAAAGTATTAGTAATATTGCTTTTGAAGAATATACACAATGTGATGATATAGGTGAAAAAGAAATATTGAATATTTGGAATGAAATTAAAAATGACAATGGGTTTATTAAAAAATATCTGTATGTTGATTTTGACTTTTTTAAATTTTTGAATGAAAATGAAGGATTTTTGCAAATTCTGTGTTTGACTAACATTGTATCACCCCTTCTTTCTTTGCTTGTGCCGTTTTTTGTGTTTATCACGCCGTTTATTGTAATACAACTTCAAGGAATAAAAATTAGTTTTACTGTGTATAAACAAGTGTTAATGAGTGTATTGGAAGACCACGCATTGGGTAAGATTTTTACGAATAACTTCGTTTCTGCAAGCATAGAACAAAAAATTTACATAATCGTATCTGCTATGTTTTATTTGTATTCTATTTATCAAAACATAATGACAACGAAACGATTTTACAATAACACACAGAGAATATATAAAAATCTTGGAGGAATAAACAAATACATAACAATAACCATTAAAAATATGAAGTCTTATGTTAAAATGATGAGTAATAATGAAAATCCAGAACAGAATACAAAACACAACTCATTTATTAATGTGGTTTCTTCCAAATTGTCCGTGTTAGAAGAAATACAAAAAGCGATACAGAGTATAAAAAATTTGGATTTACAATCACAGGATTTTAATATATTTAATGTAGATGTGTATATTCAACTTGGTAAAATATACAAGATTTATTATGACTTATACAACAACACACAATACAATGACATATTGCTTTATAGTTTCGGGTTCAATGGTTATATAAATGTTCTTCTTGGTTTGAGTGAAAATGTAAGAAAAAAGAACTTGGGAATGACAAAGTTTTTAAATAAAAAGAAAACTAATGAAAAACAATACGCTACAACAATGAAGGGTTTATATCATCCAACTATGATAGGCGACACAAATATAATTAAAAATAACTGTAATTTAGATAAAAATATTATAATTACTGGTGTAAATGCTTCTGGAAAAACAACCGTTTTAAAAAGTTGTCTAATTAGTGTTATTTTATCTCAACAATTCGGTGTTGGTTGTTTTACTGATTGCAGGTTTGTTCCATACGATTTTATACATTCTTATTTAAACATTATAGATACAAATGACAGATTGTCGTTATTTCAAAGTGAAACTAAAAAATGTCAAGAAATACTTAACATAATTAGGGAACATCCAAAAAAGCGTCATATTTGTATTTTTGACGAGTTGTATTCGGGAACAAATCCAGACGAAGCGGTTATTTGTAGTGATGCGTTTTTAAAATACTTAATAAAATATGATAATGTTAGGTTTTTACTAACCACGCATTTTATAGATTTAGCGAATAAAATGAAAAATAACTCAAAAATTGTAAATAAAAAAATGTCAAGTAGTTTTGATAAAACTACGCAAAAGATGACATATAATTATAAATTAGTTGATGGAGTTAATGAAGAACGAGGTGGTGTATATATTTTAAAGGAAATGAATTATCCAAAGGATATAATATGTTATATAGAACAGGAATAATTTCTTATTGAATTTCTTTATTATATTCTTGAATGTATTTATATTAACTAAAAACAATATAAAGGGGGTTTTAATATTTTATTAAATAAAATGCCAATAAACTTAGACGACCATCTAAAACATATTTCTATTTTACACAATGATGAAATAGATAATTATAACGACGCCCTTTTTTGTTTAATTCGTAATAAGGATGTTGATGCAGTAACATATTTTGGAACAACGACTTTTTCAATTAATAACATAGCTATTTTAAATAAAGACAAAGATGGTTTTTATTTTTTCAATTATTCAATGTATAGAATAGGTGATATGTTTTCAGATATTACCATTTTAAATACAAACATAAGTAAAAACATAAAATTAGACTATTACATAGGAGGTATAAGATACAATCCAGAAGATTTTGAAAAACTTTTAAGTATGTCTATGATGTTACAAGAAATTACATTAAGATTTACTTTTTTAAAAAAACCTTCAAATGATGACGAGTTTGGAATTAGAGTAAAATACTGGGTGTTTAAAGATGAACTTAGAAAAAAATTGAAGAATTCAGAGGTTATTTTGGGAGACAATTTATACAAAGGTAATATGGTTTCAAGAAGTATAAATGTATGATAAAAATAAATTGTAAAATAAAAAATAATAATTTGTAAAATAAAACCCTTATATTTTACAAATAAAAATTTTAATTAATATAATATAATCAATTTGCTCGTATTGGGGATTGAACCCAAATTTCTGGTTTATAAGACCAGTTTCCTAACCAATTAGAAGATACGAGCTTACGATTTGTTATAACCACCCGATGTGGGGATTGAACCCACGACCATCAGCTTAAAAGGCTGACGCTCTACCGTACTGAGCTAACCGGGTATTACACAATCAATATATTATTTATTTCTTTAAATCAATTAACAAATACTTTTTGCATTTCGTTTATATTAAATAAATAATTAAGTTGTTATATATTAAAATTGAGATGGATTTATTCAATAATTTTTTTATGATATTTATGTTGTTGTTGTTTTTATTTTTTATAGGAATTATTATTTTTTGGGGTTCTAAAAAAATATCAGCATTAAATCAAAAAATGACATTTATGTTTGACCTAATAAGTGCATTAACAGAACAGGTGCAACATCATAACAATTTATTTTCTGGAATACAAAAAGAACAAATAGGAGGAGGAATTAGTAGCTCCGATGATAAAAATATAAATCAAACAACAAACCACATAGAAAATAATAAAATTGAAATTTCTAAAATTATAGTTTCTGATGATGAGGAAGAAGAAGGAGGAGATATTGATGATAATGAAGATGATGAAGATGATAATGATGAAGATGATAATGAAGAAGACGATAATGATGAAGATGATGAAGATGANNAAGATGATGAAGATGATGAAGAAGGAGATGATGAAGAATATACTGATATTAATCTTATTGATGAAGACGAAGATAATGAAGAAGTGGATATTAATATTGATGTTTGTGAAGAAAAAAAAGAATGTTTTGATTTAAACAACAGTATTATGTTGGAAAATTTAACACATACCGATTTTTTAGAAACCTGTTTAAGAAATATTATGAACGGTGAAATGTCAGGATTGTGTTTTATTGAAACAAATAACGATAATTGTGATTTGAAACAAACGAGGGAAATAACAATAGAAAATTTAGAAGAAGATGAAATAAATATTAATAATGCAATTGAGAACCACGAAATTATGATAACTGAAATAACACCAATAATAGAGACAACAAATAACGAACCAACACCAGAACCAGAACAAACACAAGAAGAAACAACTCAACAAAGTTTTAATATTGATACATTAGATATTGAATACACTGAACCAGAAATAAACCCAGAACCAGAAACGGATTATAGAAAAATGAATTTGAAAGATTTGAGGCGTCTCGCTTCAAGCAAAGGAATAACAACAAATGTTTCAAAGTTAAACAAAGACGAAATAATCAAATTACTTTTAACATCAAATAATTCTTCTGTATAATAATTTAATTTTTTCGTATATTACTATATTATAAACAAGATTTGTAAAGTATAATGAGTTGGGGAACTTGCTATAAATCAAACGAAAATACCAAATATACCGACACAGACTACTGTAATAATGCCTTTCCAAGATTTCCCGCAATAATGAATGATTGTAGGTTTTTTACTGCTTATGACAGTAGCGAAGTAATAAGACAAAAAATAATGAATTATGAAAAAATAAATAATAACTGGGATTACAGAAGATATTTACAAAATAATGCCAGTGAAATAATGAAATATAATAACATTGAAAGTTATTGTGATTTGGCAGTCAACCCTGGAACAACTTTTAAACAAAATGCAGACGAAGAAAGACGATGTATTGCTGGTTATGGTAATAGTGATTTAAAAAACTATTATTTATCACGACAACAACTAAATGCTAAAATGACATCTCCATCTATTTATTTATCACAAACATAAATTATTTTCTCTTTTTATTTTTTTTCATTTTATTTTTATTTTACTCTAAAACTAAATAAAGTATAATAAAATAATCATATTTTTATTATATAATATCAATGATTTCACCAACACCAACACAAACACAAACATCATCACTATCATCATATTTTTCACAATCACAAACAATAAGTTATATTTTAAGTATTGATGTTGGTATAAAGCATTTGAGTTTTTGTTTATTTCATAAATACGAAAATTCTAACAATTTTGAAATAAGTAAATGGGAAATCATTGATATTATAGAACCAAATAAAATAAAGTGTGTTTTTATTGATAAAAATAATAATGTTTGTGATAAAGAAGCTAAATATACAAAGGAAACAGAATGCTACTGTTCGGGACATTCAAAAAAATCAAAATTTCTTATTCCAACCGAAGAATTGAAACTTTCCACTATGAAAAAACAACCATTAGATGCTTTAAAGAAAATCGCTACAAAATATGAAATTTTTGAAGAGAATAATTCAAAGAATAGTTGTGGAGGAGGACTTACAAAAAAACAAATTATAACAAAATTTCAAGAATATATAAATAATAATGTTCTTGAAACAATTGAATACAAAAAATCAAATGAGGTCAATATGATTTTTTTATGCTATAATATCAAAAAAATTTTTGATGAAATCTTTAAAGACATTATACAATCTATTAAGGTTGTATGTATAGAAAATCAAATAACAAGTCGTATGCGTATATTGTCATTTGTCATTGCTGAATATTTTATAGCAAAAAATGACAATATTTGCGTTGATATGATAAGTCCTATTTTTAAATTAAAAAACTTTTCTAATGAATATCTTAAAACAGATGAAAATAAAGATGTCATTGATGATATAAACACCGAATGTTATAATAATGAGGATGATGATAAAGAAAAACAAGATAAAATAATAAAAATAATGAAAAATGATTATAAAACACGAAAAAAAAATGCCGTTCTATTTTGTAGTCAAATTATAAAAGAAAAATACAGTTCGTGGTTGTCGTTCTTTGAAAAAAATAAGAAAAAGGATGATTTAAGTGATTGTTTTTTGCAGGGTATTTGGTATATTAACAATAAATATTACAATTAAATATTACAATTAACCATTGAAACAAAAAAATAAATAATATTAAATGATTTTGAAATATAATATTATTTGTATATGAATGAATGATGATATACATATAGAAGAAATCACAAACAGCGATTTAATAACTACATTACCACAACCACAACCACAACCACAACCACAACCACAACCACAACCACAACTACAACCACAACAAAAAACAGAAGAAAAGAACCCTTGTGTAATTTGTCTTGAAGTGTTGGATATTGAAACAAACACACAAGCAAAACCTTTAACGGTGTATTTAAAAAAGTCGTGTTCTTGTGATTGCTATATTCATTTCTGTTGTCTAAAAAAACATTTAATGATTAACAAAAGATGTATTATTTGTAGAAAAAGAATGTTTATAAATATTGTTGAAATTGAGTTAGTCTCAAATACATCAAATACTATTTTTATTGTTAATCTTATTCAGTTTTTGTTTAGCATATTATTTTATATTAATATTGTCGTGGTTATTTACTCTTATCTTTTTTTACTTTTTTATTTAATTACTTGTTTTACTCGTTTTTATCTCGTTAATGTATAACAGAATAACTTGATTAATAAAAATGTCATCAACAACACAACAACAGCAACAAGCACCAACATTACCAATTGATTGGTTAATATCATTTTCAACGATGCCTACATTTTGCTCTCCTTTTATCATAACATCAAGTTTATTTTTATTTTCAATATATACAGCAAATGTTGGTAAGGGGTTATTATATCTCGCAATTGTTATTGGTATCATTCTTATAAGAACTGTATTTTTTTATATGACGAAAACAAGTATCCAAGAAATAGATAAAACAACCTCGTCATATCGTTATTGTAATATGTATCCATTATTTTCTGGTTTAAATACAACATTAGGGTCATTTGTATTATCATTTACATTTTTTTATTTGTGTTTTCCTATGTTTGTAAGTAATAACATTAACTGGGTTATTGTGTCCTTGTTATTGTTTTATATACTGTTTGATGCTCTTACAAAGGCGAGTTTGGGTTGTTTAAATAAAAAACTTGCTTCATTTATGGGTGGTGATTTGTTTGCTGGTTCTGTATTTGGCGTTTTTATAAGTTGTTTAATGTATTATTGTGGAGGTCAAAATTTACTATTTACAACAGAAATACCAAGTAATAATGTTGTGTGTTCTAAACCAAGCAGTCAACAGTTTAAATGCAATGTGTATAAAAATGGACGAATAATAGGCAGTCAAAATATATAAAATAAATGATTTATCCAACAAATTATACAGGTCAAAAATGACTAAAAATAGTTAATAAAATAAAAAAATGATTTTCATTTTATTAAGTATTATATTATTATAAATAAAAACCACAACACAACGCAACTTAAAAACTAACACATATACCAAAACTTTAAAATGTTGAATAAAGAATTGATGAAAACTGTTAAAAAAACTATTATTGATGTTATCAGTGATAGAGTAATTGAAGGGATGGTACGACAACGAAACGCCTCTAACGAAGAAATAAAAATATTTATAAGTAATAAATTTCCCGTTTTTGTAGAAATTACAAAAAGAGTTATTAATGATTATTCAAATGATATAGTTAATAGAACCAGAAATATAGATATGACAGATTTAACAAATAAAAGAATTATCAATGTGTTTATTGATGATTATTTAATTCAATATTTTCCTAATGGATATAATTAAATGAAATTTAGACAAAACAAAAAACAAAACAAAAAAAACAAAAAACAAAAAATATTAAAATTCAGACCACTTTGAGGTATTGAAAGGACTTACAACTATTTCATCAATTTTACTTTTATAAATAGCAACCTGTTTTTCAAACTCAACATCTTTTTTTGTTTTAGGATATTCTGGAATAGTTTCCATAATTTCTATTTCTTCTTGGTCTATTTTTGGTTTATATCCAAAACAGTTTGCACCAAACTTAACATTGGGGTTTGCTATATACCCTCCGTTAATTCCGGGTCTGGAAACATCGTGTTCGTGTCCGGGTATGGTTTGCAAATGATTATAATATTCTTTTTGAATTGGATATAACGCCATCTGTCCGTCAGACCAACCAAAACTCGCCCAATTTGCTCCGTTGTTATAAGCTTCTTCCACCTGATCGTAAGTAGCTAAGGACGCACCATAAGCACTACAAACAGCTCGTGCTTCATCATAAGAATAATTATTACCATAAACATTAAAAACTTGTGGTCTGCTTTTTATCTCTGGAATAGGCGAAGATGCACTGTCCTGTTTTTCTTCATTATAAACATTTGAAACATCAATATTTATTTTTGTGTCTCCCGAAAAAATATCGTGAATATAAGTAGTTATGTTTATTCCCCAAAAATATTGCACTGCATTAAAAACAACCATAACTAAAATAACAATAATCGCCAAACCAATAAAAATATTATTCATAACTCCTTTTTTTCCTGATGTTTGATTATTGGTAATACCACCCACATCCATACCCATACCCACACCCACACCCATATCCATATTTTGAGAAGAAGGACTACCAAATAACATTGTATTTTGAGAGTTCAATAAAGGAGACAATGTTGTATTTTGCGAAGAAGTTTCGGGTGATGATGACGAAAATGACAGAACAATTATAATAAATATAACAGCAACCACTCCTAATAAAATAACTACTGGATTTGCAAAGAATATTAAATTTTCTTTGGTTTTGTAAATATCTTCTAATTGGTTTTGAATTTCTGTATTTGCTTCCATATTTATATTTACCTATAATTATATATTATATTTTCTATTTTCGTAAGTTCCGTTTTCTATAAAAAAAACAATAAGCATCATTATTAATTAGTTGATTTTTGTTTTTAACAATGGAGACATTACAATCATCAAAACTATACCAATTAGAATTTGAATTTTTTACACACGCAATATAATGTCCGAATGAAGTTCCTTTTCCCAAAGAATAATGATAAAACACTCCATATAAATCATAAATTTGCTCTTCTAACTGGTCTTCACCATAACCTTCGTGGTATTTTAAAACATATTTTGTCAAATCAAGACCCGTTAAAGGGAATTCAACCATTTTTTTATTTTTTGTTATAAAGAAACTCATATTATCGTATCGTTTTAATTCTATAACTAAAACGGGCGGAAGTTTCCACATATATGATTTTCTTTTTATTGTTTGATTTTTGTTTTCTGTTGTATTTACATAATTTTCTATTGTTTCTTCTTGAAAGTAAAGGTCTAAACAATCATAAAGTGTTGTTGGTGTTTGTGTTGTTGGTATTGATAAACTCAATATAGAATGTTCTTCTGGAACACTGCTTATTAATTTTCCTGTTTCATTATCACAAATAAGTGAAACTGAAATACCATAAAACAAATTCCATATTTCAGAGTATTCTTTTTCGTAAATCGTCTTCAACAATTTATAACATTCATAAACAACTTTATCTATATCTGTTTCTGGTGTTCCATTAATAGTTATACCTACATTTTTTTTCAATGCGTTATGAAAGCAACCTATAACAAAAACAAAAAACTCTGATATATCGTGTTGTGAATTTTTAACTGAAAATTCTAAATTCTTTTTTTCTGCTATAAAACGGATAATTTCTACAAATCTTGTAGGTGTAATCGTACAATTTTCATTCCACATCATTTTTCTTAAATCATTCCATTCAGTTAAAAGCATTGCATCTATCGTATTGTTTATATTTTTATTTGTGTGTCGTTTTTCAACACCATTTAATATTTCATTTAGTTCGTAAGTATGAGATAAAATTTGAAAACACGAATTGATAAAACAAGTATTACCAATGTTATTTAATCCTGTTATTCCATTGTTTTGATATTTTTTATATTTTTCCATTATTAATACAATAATTAAGTTAATAAACTATAAAGTTTTTATTTTACTATTTAATGTAATAATAATTCGTTTGATAAAATCATATCAAAAACAAAAACAAAACCCAAAAACAAAATATTAGTATGATAAAAAATATGTTTCTTCTTAAAAAAATGATTTAATTTTGTATTTTATAAAGTATTTTAAATATAAAAGTGATAATAATTTGAAAAATGACAGCTGTTTATGAAACAACTACATATTTTCCTATTATGGAAATACCTGTTTATGAAGATATTGATATTGAAGAATATTTGAATGACTATATAACTGATGCAATTGATGCAATCCACGACGAAGTTGAAAAGGATGACCCAAACAATCAGGAACTAAGTAATTTTGGACTTTATCCTGCATTTTGGGAATACTTTTTAATGTATGAAAAAAATGAAGTATTTCAAAATATTTTAAAAACAATTGAAATAATATTCAAAAAAAATTTCCAAACAAGAAAATACCTATTGAGACATCAACCAGAAATAATTAAAACAATTAAAGGAATAATGAATTCCAAATTATCACAGATAAATTATGAAGAAAAAAATACAATCATAAGAATATTGTTAAACAACTTTAACGAAGAAAATTGTATTGCAAATATACTAAACGCGATTAGTAGAATAAACTACTATGAATGTTTTAAACCAGAAAATATAAATAATTTTGAAACTAACGAACAAATAAAACTGATAAATGGATTATATACCTATATTGGTTTTATAGTAAGAACTGGAACAAAAGAAGAAGAAAAAGAACAAGTTAATAAAATGTATAGAGAAATATACATACCTAATACAAATGATTCATATTTAACATCCCTTAAAAATTTATTAATATTTAAAAAATAAACAACGAACAATAAATGAAAAACAAAAAAATATAAAATAACAAAAACACCACAAAAACCCAACGGGGGCAAAGACCCCCCCTTTTTTATTCGCTGAATTTTTTGAAAACACAAAAAACATAAAATATTTTTTTAAAATTAAAAAATGATTTTTTATTGTTAAATCTATTTTGAAAACACAAAAACAAAATACAGTAATAATAAAAAATAAATAAAATGGAAACCTTTTGTGAAGACAATGAATTAATAACTTTTTGGATAAATGAAACATTAAACGCTATTAAAGACCCATATAATGGGTATGGTTATGATGAAGATGATGACACAGAACAAGTTATAAAAACAGTAAAACCTATACATTGGGAGTATTTTACAATAACTCAAAACAATGAAATCGTCCAAAATATACTACGAATATTTGAAATAATTTTCAAAGATAAATATCAGTATTTTCAAGAAACTATAAAAAAAGAAGAACCAAATATAAAAGTTTCATTTGACTTTATGATTAATTATAATTTGTCTCATTTAATTTATGAAGAAACCTCCACAATTTTAAGAATTTTAAAAGGAAATTTTAAAGAGTATGACTGTATTCGTACAATGTTATTAAGCATTAGTAAAATAAACGAAAATTATAAAAATAATTCAATGGATGTAAATAAAAAACTCCACGAAAATTTATTGTTTCAACTTGATACTGAAAGAATAAGAAAAGTTCATTTAAACAATATAATTAAATTTATTGAACTTGTAATAGGATACGGAATAACCGAAGAAGAAGAAAAAGAACTAATAATAAAAATGTACTACGAAATGTATATAAACATACAACAACTAAAATAAAACACAACAAAACACAACACAATAAAACACAACAAAACACAACACAATAAAACACAACAAAACAACATAAAATAAAAATATTAAACAACAAAAAACAACATAAATTTATAAGGCAAAAAGACCTTTTTTATTATATGAATTTTCTAAAATATAAAATATTAATTCATAATGTTTTATATTTAAAATAGTAAGTAATATATACATATAGTCAAAATCGTTAAAAATATGAATACTCCTACCATTTCTCTTACGGAAGACCAGAGAAACTTATTAAATTTTTATATTAATCAGTATAATCAGATTCATAATGATATTGATTATTTGTATTCTGTCCTTGATATTATCAGGGGTAATATAGATTTATTAACACGACACCTTTACCCATCAAACACATCTTCAACATTAAGAACACCAACACAATACAATAATGTTTTTAGAAACAATTTACCAACAATAACACGATTTCGTAATAATAATGGTGGTGGTAATGGTAATCAACCATCATTTTCATATTTTCCACAACCAAGTAGGATTTCTACAAACAATAATATACAAACAACAAATCATAATGACTTTCATCCTGTTCCTATTTCTACAATTCCAGATATATTAAGTCGCTTTTTTTCAAATGTTCCTATTGTTCCAACAACAGAACAAATTAATAATGCTGTTGTTTATTGTAATTATCGTGATATATCTAACCCAATTAATACAAGTTGTCCCATAGAATTGACAACATTTAATAATAATGATGAAGTAATGCAAATTCGTTATTGCGGTCATATTTTTCATAGAAACTCATTAACATCTTGGTTTCAAAATAATGTTATTTGTCCTATGTGTAGGTATGACATAAGAAACTATACAACATCTACAAACGAAGAACACGAAGTTATAAGAACAACAACATCTAATTCAATAGAAGATGAACGAGATAATTTTACACATTCATCATCAACAACAAATACATCACCTTATCATTCATCGCAAATACCAAATACAAACATAAATTCTTTATTTTCAAACTCGCAATCAATAACAAATGCAACAACGAGACCTACGCAACAAACAATTGAAAGTTTGGTAAATATTTTTACAGACCCATCATTAAACCTTTTAAATACTTTATTACAAACACCTACTTCATTACAACCACAAACTCAAAATGGAACAAGAAATATTGATTTTTTATTTTATGAACCGTTGGTTGATTTATCACATAATATATTAGTTTATGAAACATATTTTCGGTTTCCATCATCAAGAGATGGAAATAATACACAAAACAATAACCGAAGTTTATGATAAAAAATAAAAATAAAATAAAAAATAATTAGGGTTATAATTTTATCTTTATCAATAATAACATTTTCGCATATATAAAATTAAATAAAGAATTTGGTGATTTTTTGTAATCCCTTAGTATTTCCCAATTTTGAATTGCTTTTTAATGACGATGATGATGTTGAATTATTCGCAATATTTAAATATTTGTCAAAAAGCAATTTCTTGACTTCGTCGTTTCTCAATTTTTCTATTTTCTTTTCAAGTTTGTCAGCATCATCTATTGTTTTTTCCAAATCTTTAACAGTTTTATTATATGCTTGTATAGCACCAAACTTTTTTTGTTGTTTCCAAATTTCAACCAAAATAAGCGAAAATATCTGTTGAACTGGTTTCATAATTTGGTTTGTTATGTAAAAGGAATAATCAATATCAATATTATTTTCCTTTATGTAAGTCGGTGTTTCTATTCTGTCTCCCTGTAATATACCTTTTCGGTTTCCTCCTTCAACTTGAATATACACAAACGGTATTCGTTCTCCACTGGATGGCTTGTTTCCTGGGTCACGTTGGGTCATTCTATCCGCCAATACCTTGTGTGCGATTTGATTTGGATTTTTGTAAAAACTGTTAAGAGATTTTGTAATCACCAAATCATCCATATTACATCTTTTTTCAACAATTCTTTTTAACCAATCGTCTAAAAATTGGATACACGACATAATGTTTTGTTCCTTCATCAAAATATCAATAATTCCACCATAAATCTTTTTTACAACAGGGGCATTATCACGGCGTTTTAATACCAATCCCATACTTTTTTGTTTTCCTTTATTTACATCGGTTTCATATAAAATACCAACATAACGCTTTTTAGACAATAAACAAAAAGGCATAAATGTTTTTTCGTAAGCGAAATCGTGAGGTTTCTTTAAAAACTTGCTTACAAGTGCGGTTGCTTGTTGGGCGATTTCAATTGACAATCCTAAGGCTTGTTTTCCTGTTATTTTTTCACCTTCCAAAGTTTCAAGGTTAAATGTGAAAAACACGGAATCCGTATCTCCATAAACATATTCTGCTCTTGTACGAACCCTTACACCATTGGAAGTATTACATACACAATCTTTATAACATTCTTCAACAATCTTTTTTGCATAAGTTAATAATTTTCTTCCTGTTGCAGTAGTGCAAGCTGCTACATTTTGAGCGTAAAAGTTGCTGGTTTTTGCTCCACATTGTCCGTAAAGCGAGTTTGCTGTAATTTTGTAGGCAAGTTGTCTTTTGTCATAAACATTACGCATAAACTCGTCAGTTTGTCTTGCAGCTAATTTTTTTGTATCCTTTCTCGCCTTTAAAAATTTTTCCAGAATTTTCGGCATAATTGCTTTGTCATTGTTTGGAAACTGTGCGAACCTACAAACCTTATAACCACAAATTACCTTTTTAGCTGCAGCTTTTGGTGTTTTTCTTTCATAACGATAACTGTCAAACCGAATATCAACATATTCATATCCTTCCAAATTATCATAAATGAAATTTCCCATTTCATCTTTTTCACCTGTTTCGTTTATTATTTTCCCGTCCAAATCATACTCTTTACACCAAACTTCACTGTCTGGGGATAAATTTTCGCTTATTTGTGATGACGGATAAAGAGAACTAAAATCTCCAACGGGTATAGGTTTATCCAAATACAAATCACACTTTGGGTCTAAAACAATTGCTCCCTCATAACTGTCAGTGTCTGAACCCTTGTTGATAGTAGGCATTAAAATATTGTTTTCACGGCATTCCCTGCTTACACAACTTGTCAGTTTTATACCTTGACCTCGCAAGAGAATAAAACTAATAGGAACGCTACAAATATTCGCCATCTCAATAATTTCTGTTATAATATCCACTTTGTTTAGCAAGTAATGAACCAAATTACAATCTTGGATACAGTATTTCGCAATAATAAACCTATCTGCTGATGTTCCATTTGTTTTTTCAAAAATCTCTTTGGGTGATACATCATCTTTTGCAAGACACCAACGCAATTTTTTATTTTTATTTTGTTGTGGTTCTAATTTACCTTTAATAACAAAATACCCGTCTTCTTGCTCTATGTTGTTAATTAGAAATTTTTCACAACCGTCAAGATTATAATATTCTGTTGTATAATCAATCATTTCAATATGAATATATGAATCCTCTACCAAACCTGTGAAGTTTGTAGTATGTAAAATTGTATATGTTTCTCCTGTTTCTTCATCCTGTTCGTATTCTATATTTTTAATATAATCACCAATGAAATAACCAGAAACAAAATCCAACTTGTAAGAGGATAAATTTTCCGCACGACGAAAATAACTATACAAATCTATTTGTAGTCTCCCATTCATTTTAATGTACTTAAATTCGTGAGTTCCACTTGCAATAGTTATTGTCAGTTCTTCTAACTTATATTCATCTCCTCTTTTTCCACTTGTAATTTTTCCACAAATCTCATCTTTGTTTCGTGATAATTTTAAAAATTCATCCAAACAACTGCATTCCATTGCTCTGTAAAACATAAAGGAGTAATCAAAACCAAATATGTTATACCCAATAATAATATCAGGGTCTTCTTCTTGTATTAACTTCGTCCAAGCACATAGAACTTCCTTTTCTGTTGAATATGATTCAATATCAATATCTCCTGTTGGTGATTTATCACAAGTATTCAGTGCAATACATTTATTTAAATATGGCGTTTTTTCTCCATAGTTCATAAAGGTTGAACCTATGAATGTTACTTTGTCTCCCTCCACTTTTGGAAGGATTGACATAAATAACTTATTCACAATATTGATTTTATAGTCTCGTGGTATGTTTTTGTTAAGTAAAAGGGTTATTATGGTTTTTGTTGATGTTGATATAGCGATTTCTTCATTGATTTCAAGTTTTTCGTCATCATTGTTGCATTCTTCATAATTATCGTCATCATTATAACCATAACAGTTTGCTTCTTCATAATCTGCATTTTCTTTTTCTTTTGCTCTCATTTTCTCAAACATATTTTCAATAGTTGTTGCTTGATAATTTCCACCACCATCACCACAAACACTAACTATACCATCAATATCATCATTATTTGAAAAATTGATTTTTTTAGTGTTTGTTATTTCTTTTTTTAAAATCGTATCAATCATTTTTTGTAAATCTTTTTTAGAAACCTTGCGTTTTGTATAGATAAGGTCAATTCCTTCTACTTTGTCATAAGCAAAAGCAGACATTATAAGTCGCGTGAATATTTCATTTGCGGTAGTCGTTGCGATGATTTTTTCCTGCTCCTTGTCAATAAAATTAGAACAGTAATACTCAACAATATTTTGTGCGAGTTTTTTATAGGTTTTAATGGGAACAGGAAAATCACCGTGAGAACTACTTGCTTCAATATCAAAACTACATATTTTATAGGGAACTCTTGCTTCTTTTTCGTTTAATGGTATGATGTGTTGATAGTCAATAGAAAGTTCATATTTGCATCGTGTTTTAATGTTAAATGCTTCTTCATCTGTGTCTGCATCTGCTTCTGTATCTATTTCAACTTCATCATTATCATTATCATTATCATTATTACAACCATTTAAAATAGTAGTTTTGGATTTCGGTAATGAAACCCAACCAGAAGGACTTATTTTTTGTATATGGAAAAATCGCAATAACGGAGGAATATTTCCCTCGTATAAAAATGTTTTGGTTTTTTCAAATAGAACACCTCCTTTTTTAATTTTTCTTTCTGTTTTTTCATTTTCTTCATCTACATTTTCATTAGCAAATTCAGTATAATCTGTTTCAAGCTCCTTATTTTTGTTTGTCTGTGAGATTTTTTGATTGTAATACCATAAGTTTTTCACTTTATTATAAGATTGTTGGTTATCAAAACTATAATAAAGAAACTTGTGTGTTCTTCCGCCATCAAAACCATATAATTTCTTTTTATCAACAAATACACACTCTGCGAAAAAGTCGTTTGTTGTATTTTTGAGACCTATTTTTTCTTTAATAAAATTATTAAAATTAACCTTGTCTTTTTCTTTCCAGAAATTATCAACTTTTATATAAAAGAACGGTTTAAATCCTGTAACGATAATAGAGGCAGTTTCCCTTTTTTCATTTAACCCAAACATTTGAATAGCAAACTCAAATTTTTTAGGTTTGTATTTTTGTGGTTCTTCGTTTTCACTATCACTATTCACAGTTTCAATTATTGGTTTATTGAAAATATTGAAATCCAATAACCGAAATTCATAAGTGTCGTTGTTTATTGAATTTGTTTTTTTTGTTGTCATCTTATAATTTGATGTTTTGGTGGATTGTTTGGTATGTATAATTGTATAATATAGGATTGTCTATATATTTTATGTATCATTTTTTATATTTATGATGTATTTTATTGTAGTAGTTTGTTGTTATGTATTTTGTTTGATTTATTATTATTTATGTTAAATGAAAACAGAAAAACGAAGGGTGAAAAAAGAAACAAATAAAAATAAAAATTCGTCAATTATTATATATTTTATATTATAATTATATAAATATGGATACGACAAATTACATAAGTGATTACACATTTAATAATACAGGTAGATTAGGGAGCGATGAATGCTGTATAGACCAAACAACAATACAAAACACATTAGCGTGTAATCATATGTTGCAAAATTTTTATGTCGGTGATTGTTCTATGTCAAATCCAATTCGTTTAGCAACCAGTCAACCGTGTATAAACTACAAAGGAAGTTATGGAAACGCATTGTGTGGTTTGAATATTGATGATAGTTCCAAACTTCTTATTGGTTCTATCCAAACACAACCCAAATGTCATATTTCCCTTTTTCAAAGACCTTTTGCGACTGTTCCTTATTTAGGAAGAGGTTCGGTTTGTCCTATTTTGGAATCACAACTTCAACAAGGAGAAATGATTACAAGTAAAAATTCTATAACACAATTAACGGAAAAAAATTATAATGAAAATAATACTGTTCCTCTTATTCCAAGCATTCAAAAAACCATAAATAACCCTAATAATCTTGTTGAAGAGGTTGCAGATGAAAACTGGATTCGTGGTGGTATAGATAGTAGAAACCTAACAAGAGACAAAAATTTTTACACTACACATACTCCATATCAGTATGTGTAATAATTTGTAAAATCGTAAAATATTTAACTATCTAATGTATTAAGAAATGTTATATGTGTTGTCATAACTGTATCATAAATATTTAATAATTCGTTTTTCTGTTGAAGTGATAAATTGTTTTGAATAAATAACTTATCACTTAAAGTTAAAAATTCATAATTTTTAATTTTTACTTTTAACTGACTAAATTTTTCTTCATTATTAAAATTCGTTTCTAATAACACCAAATCATCTATTGATTTTGATTTTACTTTTATTTTTTTAGAAATCATTTTAACAGGAGATAAAGATGTTATTGATATTGTTGTTGGTGGTGTATTTGTCGGTGTCTTTTTATTTTGAAAACAAGATAGCATTTTATTTTAAATACATCAAAACACACTGTTTATAATATAATAAAGAACATTTTTATAAGTATTTGGTTAATTTTTATTTGTTCGTCGTTTTGATTTCTTTGATTTCATTGATTTTCTTGTTCTCTTTGACTTTTTTGTTTTCATTGATTTCCTTGTTCTTTTTGTCTTCTTTGTTTTTCGTTTTCCTAAATTTACCCTCCTTTTTCGTTTCAAAGTTAATTTCCCTTTTTGTTTTCCACCTTGGGTTGGTAATGTATTTACATTATTTTCTTCATCAACGAAATCTTCATTATCACTAATATCATAACTACGATTATCATCTTCAAATTCTTCTGGTGGATAACCATAATATGAAAGCTCGTCTTGGTTTTGTTCGTTTGAGTTATCACTTATATCAATATCGCTATTGCTTTCAGTAGATGATGTTTGATTGTTATTAATGTTTTCTTCTATAATATCATTGTCTTCTTCAATAGTATTATTATCATCATTATCATCTTCTGTCATTTCAATGTAATTAAATTTATCTTGTTGTTCTCTACCACCACGAATTTTACCCATATTTCTTATATATTTATTTTAGAAAAAATATATAATCTTTCAAATAATAACAAGTAATATAGTTATGGGAATACCTGCTTTTTATTCAAACATTGTAAAAAAATATCCAACCATTGTTAAACACATTGAAATGATGAAAAAATCACAATTATGTGCGTTTTATATAGACGCAAACAGTATTATTTATGATGTTGTTAAACAAACAAAACCGACAAAATACGACACAGATTTAATTATTCAAAATGTGATAATAAAATTAGAAACATATATAAAAAAATTAAATCCAATACACAAAGTTTTTATAGCTTTTGATGGTGTATGTCCTCTCGCAAAAATAGAGCAACAACGTGCAAGACGATATAAAAATACGAATACGGGTATTGAAAACGACATTAGTGAAAATTTCAACACTATTTTAATAACATCTGGAACTGAATTTATGAAAACTTTGACAAAAACAATTAAGACACACTTTTTAAAAAAGGAAAAATACGAAAGTTGTGATATTATTGTTAGTGGTGTTGAAGAACAAGGTGAAGGAGAACAAAAAATTTTCTTAGATATAAGAAAAAACACAAATAAATATTCAAAAATTTGCGTTTATGGTTTGGACGCAGATTTAATAATATTATCATTAATTGGAATAATAAAAGAACCAGAAGGATTTGAAATTTTTTTAACGAGAGAAAAACCCCACTTTGAATTTACAAATTCTTTACAACATTCTAATTGTAAAATTAATGATGAAAATGAACTTTATTATTTAGAAATACATAATTTATTTCATTTTATTTTTTTAGAAATGGTAAATATAAAAATGACATTACAAGATACAAACTCTCAAAATATATTTTATGATATAAAAAAACAAATAGTAAAAGATTATATTTTTATAAGTTTTTTATTAGGAAATGATTTTTTACCTCCTCATTTTTCATTAAATATAAGGACGCACGGATTGAAAACTTTGTGTAATGTTTATAATAATATTTTAGGTTGTAATGGAAAAACTATAATCACACAAGAAACAAACACAATAAACTGGTCTAATCTTTATATTTTATTGACAGAGTTTCAAAAACACGAAACCATAAATATACAAAAAGAATATAACCAACGCAACAAAACAGAACAACATTGGGAAAGTTTAAATAATCCCGAGCTTGTTCCTTTATTTATGAGAGATGATGAAAAATATATTTCTCCCATAGAAGACCATTGGGAGCATAGATATTACAATATATTGTTTGAAATAGATATTTATGAAGTTGAAACACACAATGATGAACTTGTTAAAAAGATTTGCAAAAATTACCTAATGGGGTTGGAATGGAATTGGAAATATTATTTTTGTGAATGTCCCGACTGGTTATGGTATTATCAATACGGTCATTATGCACCTTTAATAAAAGATATAGCGAGTTGTTTTATAGAATGTGTTGTTATGGATGAAGAATACTATACTTTTTTCCCAAAAGACAAACCAAAAAATGAAACAATAATAACACCTGAAAAACAATTATTATGTGTTTTACCGAGACAACAATTAAAAATTGTTTTACCACCAGATATTTATAACACAATTGAAAATTTTGATTTGTATCCAGAAAGTGTAGAGTTGTTATGGGTTTGGAAAAAATATTTATGGGAAGCAACTCCAAAACTTCCTCATTTATATCTTCATTTTATCCCGAACACGAAAAAAAACAAACACGAAAAATAAATAAATAATTTATTTAATAATACAAATTGGAGTTGTACCTTAGGAAACAGTGATTACTAATTTAAAATTTTATAAGTTTAAATGTGATAATTAAATTAATAAAAATTCTCATACTACTTTATGATGATGTATTCAATTATTCCTTTTTATTCAATTGTCCTATTTATAATCGTTTTTTCCATTCTATATATGATAAAACCTGCTTTTGTATTTAACTCGGACGGTTCCTTAAAAGAGTTTGGTGTTGGTTATAGAAACAAAACCATTTTACCCATTTGGTTATTATCTATCATATTTGGTATTTTGTCTTATGTTGCTGTTATGTTTTATATGAAACATATTCAATAAATTTATGATGTTGATGTAGTGGATGTTGTTGTGGTAGCGGTGTTGGTTGTTGTGGTGGTAGTAGTAGAAGCTAAATAATCCTGATATGTTGTCTGCATTTCTTGTGCGGATTTAGAACAACCACGAGAACTAATATTATAACCAACTAATGAACTTACAAGAATGGCGGTATAAAAATACCAGCAAAATTCGCCTACATATTCTTTCATACAAACCAAATGAAATAGTTTTTTCTTTTCTTCTTCGTTGTTTGTTTTGTATTTTTCTTTAAAAAGTGGTGTCAATGTTTCAAACATTTTATTAAAATTAGTGAATGTAAATTCGTTAATTATTATGGATTTATTACCGCAAATTTTAAGTATCATATCAGACACCCTTTTTAAATCTTCCTTTTGAGTGGTTTCAATATTTGATTTTTCTATTTTTTCTTCAACAGAAACATCAATAAGAAGTTCATTTAACAAAGTATTAACACTCCCAGATATGAAAAAATACCCAACCACATTAGAAAACACACTTTTTAGAGTTGGGAAAACAAGTATAACAATAATGACTGCACCGAATATAAAAAACCACGGAATAAATGTTAAAACAAATGCTGAACCTATGTTTTGAGAAGCACTACCACCACACAATTGACTAATATAAACAACGCTAAATATGATTTGAATTACAATAACGGCAATAAAATAAACCATTAACATCATTGTGTTTGAAGAATAAACTTTTTCTATTTCTTCTGTGTTGTTTTCTTGGTCTTCAATTATTTTATCGTATTTACCATAATTAAAATAAACAAGTGAAATTATGAAAAATCCCAACAATGATAAAAAACTGTTTCCTGAACTTGTGCTTGAACTCATTTAATAAAGTGATATAAAATAAAATCCTGTTTTCATTCGCTTGTTTGTTGTCGTGTTTCTTATAATTCATCTTGTCCTTATCTTTCCACCTCAACGGCAAAATCTATAAAATTATTTATTAGATAGTGTTATGATGGAAGCAGAAATAATAAAACCTAAACTCGTTGAAAGTGGAACGAAACTATTTTTAAACAATGTGTTAAAAAATTGTAATCAGTTTAGAACAAAATATATTAATTTAATTTTTAATACTTTTCTCTTTTTGGGTTTTGTATTTGTTGTTTTCATTATTCTTTATTTCAAGTACAGGGGGAAAATTACAGACGAAGAAAAAAGAGAACGAGAAGAAAAACAAAAATATTATATCTTATCAAAAATTAAAAATTATCAAGTAAATAAATTGAAACAACAAAACAATTTAATTAGTAATTTACCATACTTTGACGATTTGTACCAACCATATATGTAATGAGAAAATGTGATTGAGAATGAGAGAATATGGAAACAAATTAGCAAATAATAAATTATAAATATATATACAAATATCACCATAAAATGTTAAAAAAAAATATAGACATTATAGGAGATAAAGGCGACAACAACACAACAACACAAATAAACAATGCTGTAGATGCTTTTTATTCTTTGAAACAACAGTACGAGGAGATAAATAAAACACAAAAAAACAATATTATTTTTAATAAAAATTTGACAAAACACGAAAAAAAACAGGCACTTCAAAAAATAATACCAAAATGCATAAATTGTAAAAGAATTGGTGGGACTATATTTAGTATAAAATATGATGATGAAAAATTGTCAAGAGTTTTAAAGTCTCATTGTGCCGTATCACCAAACCCTTGTGGTCTTGATATTCATATTGAAACGGGACACACGGAATATATTCCTGATGTTATAAAAAATTATAATATAGAAATTAGCAATATTAAAAAAGATATTATAAAAAACAAAAACGATACTATTTTTGGTTATGATGACCCTAACCAAATTATAACCAATTTTGAGAAATTAAAGGAACAATTAGAAATACAAACCGAAATAAGGAACTCTTATGTTGAGAAATTATTTAATGTTGTTAATAATTTGGAAAAAAAAGCGAGAATAGAAGAGGCAAATATTGCTTTGAAAAATACAATAGAAACGATTAAAAATTTAATAAGAAATCCCAGCGACATAGATAGACAAGTGCGTATTAAAAATGTGATTGATATTTATATCAATGAACTACAACCGATTTTAAATGTTATAAGAACAAACCTGTATATGGAAGAATATGTTGAGACTATTTCAAAAAAAGACGACAACACATATAAGTTAATAAAAAATAAAGTTAATATTGAGAGTTTAGAAGAAAATATAAGTATTCCACAGGTTATTTCTTTTGTGATTGGAGAAAAACAAAAAAGAAAAAAAGAAGTTTCTACAAGAAAAACAAAAAGGGGAGGTAATATTGATGTTAGTGAAGATGATAACGATGATATGGAAACAGAAGACGACACATCACAAAATATAGAACAAAATGAAGAATTAGAAGAAGAGGAAAAAAGCGAAATACAAGATGATAACGACAGCGACGAAGATGTGGAACAAGAAAATACATATAAATTTGATGTTGATGTTGATGATGATGATGATGATGTTGATGATGTTGATGATGACGACACAGAAACACAACAAGAACCATTAACAATTGGCGAAGACACTGATATAACAATGGAAGGAGACATAATTAATTTGGATTAAAATTAAAAGTGTATATAATATAAATTAGTGTTGCAAGTAATTGTAGTGTATAAATATGAAAATTAACAAATACATTAATTTTCAAGTTTTTTTAGTATCCTTTTTAGTAGGTTTAGCAATTGTTTATTTTTACAGTTTTGATAAAAAGGTTGTAATTGTGTATCCAACACCAGAAAATACAACAAATTACCAATTTAAAGACACGGTACAGAATTGCTTTTCATTTCAAACGGTTTTAGTTGATTGTCCTGCAGACAAGAACAAAGTCAGGACTATACCAATTCAAGAATAAAATCTATACATCTATATATTTTCTATTTTGCAATTATGCTTATGAACTTTGGAAAATATATAGAAACTCCAACTGGAAAAATTGTAATGTCAATTATTTTAGGGTTGGGTTTAGCAACCCTTTTTAAATTTTCTTGCAAGGATAAAAACTGTTATATTTACAACGCACCCAAAATAGAAGAATTAAGTGATACTAATGTTTATAGTTTTGATGGAAAATGTTATGTTTATAAAAGAAATAGTATAACTTGCGATAATAAAAAAGAAACAGTAAATATTGTTAGTAGTAATGGTGGTGGAGTAGTGTGATAGTTCGTATAATCAATAGTAAAAATAAAACAACATATATTAATGTCATTACAAATTGCAAGTACAAGTTTATCAGACTTACCACAGACACCAACATTAGAACAAATACACCAGCAACCTGTTATGTCTTCTTCATCATTTCAAGAAAACACACACCAGCAACAACAACCCATTCAAGCACCTGTATATTCGCCAGATATTCCATTACAGTCTCCACCTCAGCAACTTGTAAATACTGTAAGTGGTGGAATAACGCAACCACAACATACAACACAAACAGCAACAAGTATTTTAGACAAAGAAACATTAGACCAGTTTATGTCAGGATTGCAAAAATCTGCGGATTATATGAAATTAAATTCAAGAGATATACCTACAAACACTGAAATTTTAACAAAAGACCCTAATATAATTCCTGACTATATTCCACCAACACATTATCATCAGCAACAACAGGCACCACGAAACTATCATAATTATCAACATCAACGAACTATAAATGATGATGATTTGTTAGAAAATGATGAAGTAGTGGATATTTATAATAAGCGTGAAAGAATAAA